GGCTTATGGCCCTGATATGGCTTTCTTTCTTTTATCCTGTAGGTTATACAGGGAAAGCTTATATCTTCGATTAGGTAGATTGATGTCTCGGGATAAAAAGTAAAATCCTGATTTATTTTCTTTCCTATGCTGTTTATTAGACTTAAAAAATGCTTGACTGTTGTTCCTTCTTTAATCTCTGTAGTCACTTACTCACCACCTTTAACTCCCGGATACGATTCCTGCTTTGAGAGTTTTTACTTCATTGATAAGCTTTAACTCAACTTCTGTTTTGATATAGCTTGTTGTTGCATTTACTATCTTGAAGCTGTAATCATCAATCTTTCCCTCTATCACAAGGTTATCCAGAAGCTCTACTGATTTTGAGTAAAGCTTTGACTGTATATTAATGTTGCCCCTGCCGATGAAGACATCAGTTATTTCCTTCAGTCTTTTCTGCACTTCTTTAACAACTCTCACATTTTTTAGCGACTTAAATTCTGTAGTCTCCGATAATGTGACAGCTTTATATGGGACAATTCCATTCCTGATTGAGTTGTAAGCAAAAGTATAACCATCTTCTGTCAGCTTTTTAATTTCTAAGTTGCTAAACTCATCCTTTACCTCAACAACAATCTCTGAGTTTTTGTTTGTAGGACTTATGCTGCTTGGGAAGCTACCAAGGATACCCGTAAAAGCTTTTTCGTAGCCTGTTTTATAGCTGCTTGAGTTGATACGGCATAAACAATCAGATGCTATTGCAACTACATTTTTGCCGTAGTTTCTTCTCTCGTTTAACATAGCCTTAATGTCAAGTATATTTTCTGACATAGTCAGGTAATCTTTGCTTGATTTTTTAATAACCCCAACCGAATTTGTAAGCTCTGCAATTTGTGCCAGTTTCTCTACAAAATATTTATACTCTGTGTTATCTGAGATATATTTTTGGTAGTCAAATTCAGCATAAACAAGACCTTCTCCATCTTTTTGAGTGTAGACATTAAAGGCTTCATTCTTACATCTTGCTACATAAACAGCCTCCTCATCACCGTAGAAGAACTCTTTGGCCTTCTTTTCTGTTAGGACACTGTTTTTAATATCAACATTGATGTTTTTATTAAGGGTTATGCTGTTTTCTATTCTTCCGTTTAAAAACTTTAAAATCTCAAACTCAATCTCTAGATTCTTTATACAGTTGTAATCTATAGTTATGGTGTCTCCTCTATCTAAATCAAAGTCCTCTCTGCTTAAAATAACAGCATCAAAGTTACCATTTACTCCGCTATCTCTTAAAGAGTAAAACTTTGTTTTTTCTCCTTTTACTTTGACGTAGTTGATTGACTCCATTATTCTCTCTGTTTCAAACATCAGGTCACCGTTGTAGGAAAATTCCTCTTTGTAATTAAAGATGTTTGGATATTCAACTATCTTATCAGTAAGCGATATTCCAAGAGGCAGGATGACATCTACATCTCCCATGCTCTCTAAAACAAAGTATGCATTTATTAAATCGTAGTATCTTTCGTATTCGTTTTCGGGGTCTATTCTGATTAAGTAGATATACTCAGTGCCGGCATTTATAATCTCTCTGGCAGATTCTACAAGCTCTCCACCACCAAAAATATCGTATGCATCCTCTATTGATTCTATAAATACAGGCTCAAGAATCTCTCCTTTTTGAGACTCTCCAATCAAAACAACCGAGCGACTGTAGTAGTTTCTGTAATTTTTAGCCATTTATTACACCTTCCCTAAATCTTTTGAAGTTATATTTCTTAGGGCTTTTTGCATTACATCCTGTTCTACGAGGACTTTATTGGCTATAAATGACTTGAATGCAGCTGTTCCTCCATCACCCTCATTAAGTTTGTCATTTTTGATAAAATATAATGGATACTTATCTCTGCCTTCGCTGTTCATGAACTCTATAATGAAGTCATAAGAACTTACGTCACATTCTGTTTTAAAATAATATTTAAAATTTAAAGTGCTTATATCAAACGGAAGCCTAAAATCTATCTTGTCATTTGATGCTGATATACCTGTTGAGCCCTGGCTTCTTCTTGCCTTTGTCAAAAACCAGTCATACTTCCAGCCGGTACCAAAACATTTATGACATTTAGGGTCTGCATTTTCTCCATCAAAGCAGGTGCAGTGGTTTTTTCTTTTAGTATGCCCTACAAGTCTTAGAGTTCCGTGCTTTTCTGAAAATCTGTCAAATTCATTTTTTGTAAAGCTCAAATTAACCACCACCTAGAAAGTTCTATCGCTTAGAGAATATGTGCCTTCTGATTTTGTTACACTTAGAGGACTGGCAAAACTGCTTTCATTTCCTCTTAAGACACCTTCCCAGTAGTCTATCTGCTCTCTTAGTTCATCAAGTATTGGGCTTATCTCCTCAAACTTAAAGGCATCAACTGAAAAGTCTCCAAGTGTTGTTGACTTTGTGCTTGTTTTTTGGAGATACAAAGCATACAAGAGGTCAAGCTCGGACTTTAATGTCGTATATTTAACTGCCTCAAAAGAGGGTTTATCAATATCTATTTCGTTTCCACTTGATTCTGCTATGTCAATAGCAAGCACTGAGTTATCATAAATGCTGTAGAGCACAATTTCATCATTTATATCTTTTAAAAAGGACCCGACATTACTGTTTTTTATAATCTTTATGGTTGTAAGTGCAGGGCTTATTTTAGATATCAATTTAAATGTTTGTTCATTATCTAAAGCATTTACTTTTAATGTGTATTCATTATTCTCAAAAAGTTCTGGCACTGAATAACTCAAACTTAGATAATTATCTTCTTTGCTTAAGAGGCTTAAAGTGCCTGAAACTTCTCCGTGTCCTTCTATATATGGAATGTCATTTATAGCAAGACCATCAAGCTCAACTGAAATATCTTCAATACTTTCTGCACCATAAACCTTAAATTTTATTTCACTTATGTCGGTCTTTACATTTACAAGGCTTTTAGGTGATACTATCTCTACGTCTCCAACTGACATACCTTCGAGAGAGCTTAGTATGGAATTTTAAAAATCTTCCTCTATTTTTTTCTCGTAGTAGAATGAAACTGTTTCAGACCAGCTGCTGTTGTCTTTTTTGATTCCATAATCCATATCAACCAGAACTGATTCTAACTTTATATTTCCTGCATCTATTAGGATGCTTTCCATCTGTGGGCCTATCTCGAAATTTTCAGGCTTCAGATTGTACGCATTGTTTAGCTCATCAAATGCTGTGACCGAATTGATTGTTTCTACAGGTGTGTACTTATCATCTATTACAACTTTTCTTTTTGTATCCTCGTAATAGTAGATATCACCTTTTTCTATTTCAGTCTCTATATTTGCCGTATCATAGATTACATCAAGCGCTCTAACTCTTAGGAAATACTCTTTATCGAATTCAAGATTCTTAGGAGTTATGCCAACTCTTTCTTTGTCTGAATCAATAATTATTTGGTAATCATTAATAAAATTATTTGAATAAACAAGTCTTTTGAAGTTAGGGTCTTCGGCAATCTCTACTCCATAAGCTTCAGCAAGGTCTGTTTTTTTCCAGACTACATCTGGATTATTTACTATGGATTGATTTAAGGGCTTTATAATTTCTGGAGATTTTAAAATATCCAGGTCGTTTGTTTTAAATTCAAAGAACTTATCTTTTTCTAAACTCTCACCTGAAATATTTTGTATCTCAGAATCAAGCTTTAAAGTATACTCTTCGCCAGAAATTAATCTATTATCCGGACTTACTGTAAGCATTCTCTTTTCGCTATCATAATCAAGATTTACCTTCAGGTAATCTAAAGAGCTTGAGAATATTACAGTCCTTTGGTTTAAAGTTGCCCTATCGACATCGTCAGAGAAAATTATCTTTATATCAGTGCCTACATCAACATTTTGAGCTTTGTTTTCTGGTTCAATACTCTCTACAAATAGTGTCGAATAGGCTAGATTTGGCATTTAACCACCTACTCTTCGTCTTTTTTATGTGTTCCGCAGTATTTTGGGTCCTCTTCAGGGTATTTAGCAGCGTTTTTGCACTGGCTTCCAGAGCCTGTAATCTCCTGACATCTAGGGTCTCCATCGTCAGTAAACTCTTCTAAAGCGGAATCTTCTTCCTGCAAAACTTCTTCTGTTTCTTCCTTCACAGGTTCTTCAGTTACTTCCTGCTTAACTTCACTTGTTTCTTCATGCACTACTTTTTCTGCATCTACTTCAGTTTTCTTAAGTACATTTACATTTATAGCAAACTCAATATTTTCCATATCAAGTCTTTCAAGCTCTTCATCGCTAAAAGTTCTTGTCTTTTTGCTGAGCTTTAAGCTTGTATTCGTTTTTGGGTCAAAATAAGATGTGCCTTTATTTAAAGTTACTTTATACATTTTTTACCCCCCGTAAATTTGATAAAATAATAGGGGCTTAAGTTAAAAGCCCCTATTTAGTTGTTATTTATTTCTAGTTCTGAGTTACATCTAAAGTACGAACAAGCTGTGGCTTTTCGTAAGTTGTATCAAGAGCAATATTCTTAGCTACACTGATAGCTTTACCTTCATCAAGTATGCCCAGTCCATAACGCTCTTTGAACTTTAAGTTATAGATATCTTTATATGGGTCAGTAAACTGGTCAGTTGTCATATCTTCACGCTGTACGATTACACCAACATTGTTTCTGTCGATTGCGTACATATCGAAAGTTTTGTCCACCTGGTTGAAAGGAATAAATGGTGAAGCAGTAATATTTAAACTGAAAGGTAATCTACCCTTAGTTGCATCTCTATCGATAGTACCAATACTAGCGTCTCCACCTAAAGCAGGCTTACTGAATAAATCGATAAGACCATTCTTAGCAAAAACACCCCATGTCAGCGGATGTACTAAAATATCAGTTGGCATATACTCGTTGTTCATTAGAGCAAGAACGATATCGAACATATCCTCTGTGCTTAATGTATTGTTTAGATTACCATACTCATCTAAACCAGTAGTTCCAGCTTCAGGATACTTTTCTCTTCTATCGTTGTCGAAAGTTGTCCATCCGTGCTTGGTCATAGCCTTAAAGATTAACTCTTCTTTAAGTCTGGCTAGTGCACGTCCAGCTGCCTCAACGTGAAGTCCGATAACTTCCCACTGAGAATCGTCAATCATTTCTTCGGTGATTCCTACCATTACACCTTTCTTTGTAACAGTAACCTCAGTAGCACGCTCTTTGAGCATGATGTCTAAAGATTCCTGTCTGTAGGATTCACCTTCACCCATTTCGTGAGCTCTTAAAGCTCCGATTGCAGGAAATACGATTCTGTTTCCACTATCAAGGTTAATCTTTTTGAAGAACTTAGAACCGATATAGAGTGGCTCTGCAGCCTTTTCCATTGTTCCTTCCATTACTTTTGTCATTAAAACAGCAGCATCAGAAGTAGATAGTGCTTCTTTAACACCCTTTGGGCTTTCGCCTAAGTCAAAATTACTCATGTCACCTTCACTCATTAAAGGTGTATATTTTTTTACAAATTCAATGGCTTTTTTCGCTTTTTTGGAATCTGCCTTAGCGCAGAATTCACGGAAATTATTTGTTTTTCCCATTATTTTTGTTCCTCCTTAAAATTTTTGTAAGAGCCTCCGTTTTTCAGAAGGCTCAATATTTTTTATTTATTAAAGCTGTAGTAAAATGTCTGCGTCTCCATATACTCCAGAGAAATCATACTGACTTGGTAGACCTGCAAGCTGCTGTTTAGCAGAGAAGTCAACTGTTACTTCAACAGTTTCTCCAGCTGCTGTAGCGTTAGCTGCATCAAGTTTAATCATAATTAAACCAGCATCAGCATCAATGTGCTCAACTACATCTGCAGTAACATCTACACCGTCGAATTTAACTACTACTGTTTCTCTTAAAATAGGAGTTTCAGTAGGTAGCACACGGAAGTTAAAGCTTTCGCCCTCTGCCATGTTTTCAGGGATTGTTCCTAGAGGCTTGTCAGCATAAGGAACTGTGATGTTATAACCATCTGTTAGACCAGGGATTCCTGTAGGAGCCATAGTCTTGTCGTCGAAACCTTCAAAGTACTGAGGGTCATAAGGATGGCCGTCAGCAGATAAATCTTCTGGACGATATCCGGAAGCATCTACATATTTACCTTCTGGCATAACCCACTTTAACCAGCCAGCATAGTTAACCATACCGTCATTTACATGAGCGTTTAGGTTCTGTACCTGTCCAACAATCTGCTCAGCGTTGGATAATACGGAGCGGTAAGTTACTTCAACTTCAGTATCAGTAGCGTCAACAGTAACTTGACCAGCTTTGTGGTCTACTGCTGTAACTGTAACTGCTGTACCGTCAGCTGTTGTAACAACTGCAAAATCTTCTGCAGCTTCTCCAGGGAAAATTGCAACATCTAAGTCAACAATACCTGAAGCGTCAGAAGTTTTTACTTCAGTTTTTAATTTACCTTCTTTCCATTTAACAAAACGGCCATTCTCATCAGCCATAACTTTATCTCCTGGCTTCAATGGACCGTAAACACTACCCCACTCTGTCTTTTCAGCATCTGCTTTAAGAGCAAAGTATGGTAAGTTAATATTGCTTCTTGTGTAGTAAACTGGAACATTACCTCTAAAGCTGTCATCTAGGTCCTCATATACGTTAACTGTGGACACACCTGCAGGTTTATTGGCTGCTCTTACATAATCTTCTCCATCAGGATTAGCTTCTGTTACTTTTTTACCACCGTTAGCTAATGTAGCTACGTTGTAGTACATTTCATCGTCAAATGACTTTCTTTCAAAGTCAGGGTCAATCGCTACGATACGACCTTTAGGAATAACTACCCATCCGTTCTGTCCACCGAAGTGGAACTTGAATTTCTTTTCTAGTCTTGGGTCAACTGCCTTTCTTCCAGAAGGAGCATCCCCCTCATCCTTGATTAAATTAGTCTGAGTTCTGTTATACTCGTCTGCGTTACTTTCAATAATGGAAGGTTCAGGATTCATGTTATATAATGCCATTATTAAATTTCCTCCTTGCTTTCTTTTAGTATTTTTTTAAATTATTATAAGTTTTTTAGCTCTTCTTTAATGTCGAACTTATCGTCTAAATCTTCGTCTTCTTCAACAGTCTCTACGTTCTCTTCACCCTCAGCATTGTGTAGGCCTTCTTTGTCAGTTGGCTCGCCGGGTTCTGTAATTTCTGTTTCTCCTTCAGACTCTTCAGCAAGCATTTCAGCTTCTTTTTCTAAGTCTTTTAGAGTATCCTTTAAAGACTCTTCTTTTCTACCTACATGCTCCTCAATAGCATCTTCAAGCTCTTCTTCTTTCAGCTTATTCATCTCGATTTTTTTCTGAACAACTTTCTCAGCTAAAATCTTATGCTGTTTGTCTTTCAACTTAGCATTTTCAGCAGTAAGGTCGTCAAGTTCATTTTCTAGATTTGTAAGCTTAATCTCAAGATTACTATTTTTCTCCGATAAAGTTTTGCTTTCTTCTAAGGCTGCATCTCTTTCATTTTCGATGTTTTCAACTTGTTTTTCTAAAAGAGTTACTCTTTCTTCTTTAGTTTTATATGACTCATTTAGTTTGTCATATTTAGACTGTAATTCTTTTAAATCCATTTCTTTACCTCCTTGCATATTTTCTTCAACAGCTTTCCCATTTGTTGTTATATAAAATTCTTCTGTTGTTTTTGCACCCTGTGATTCTTCGACATCTATTATCTTTGCATAGCTGTCTGCCGGCACGTTAACAAATGAAACTTCAACAAAAGTTAAATCAGCCATCTCAAGTGTTGCTGTCTTTCCATCATATTCATAGCCTGGCCAGTGCTCACATCTTCCTTCTTCCAACCAGTCATTACCACATATACTGCAGTATGCATGTTCTGCACTACCACCAATGGATACAGTAACATATCTTCCATCTTTGACCTTTTCTATAGCGTCTTTATCT